TCAGGCAAACAAACATTATCGGTATCCAAAACATTTTTATCTCCACAGAAAATATAAAAGTTGGTATACCTACTGTACTGCTAATAGGTTTTGCTGTACACAAATAAAAACCCCCACCTTTTGGGTGGGGGCTAAATCAACTTATTGATTTATTTTATCAAGCCGCTCCGGGTGAACCGAAGATACCCAATGGGTCTGACACACCGAACGAATAGCGCTCACGTGCTTTATAACGGCTGTTACCCGTGTCAAAATCAGCTTCCATCGACGTCTGCATAGGCGTACGAGTAAAGTGTTTTAGACCGTTAGGGATGTCCGTCAACAAGAACCATGCGTTAGTATCGGTTAGGTAGTTGTTGATGGTGTATCCACCGGGGATAGAGCCGTTGTTACGCAACGCGTTGATGTCGTTGTCAGCCGTAGCCACACGAAGGTTAGATTCCAACAGACGGGTTGAAACAAATTGCAACGCCGAAGGAACAACCAACTTAGTGGGTTTAGCTGCGATCAACAAACCACGCTCGTCAGTCCACTGCGAGATCTGAATAACAGCCGCTTCCAAAGAAGTTTCGTTAAGATCCACACCGGTAGCAGGACGGTTACTGTTGACGCCACCAGAAACGAGTGGGTGATCGGTTGCGCAGAGCACTTTACCATCACCGTAGGTGAAATCAGACGTAAACGCCTTGTTAAGGATGTTTGCAGCTTTGACCTGTTTTGTATAGGCCATTGCGCGAGCCAATGACTTCGTATAGCGTGAAGACAGTGAGTCGTACAAGTTATCTTCAATCGCCTCTTCGGTGATTGAAAAGCCCATAGCCACAGTTTCGTGGTTATAGCGAGCCGTCCAAGCTTCTTGCGCATTGTCGTAGGAGATGGCAGAGCCCTCAGCTTTAACAGGTGCGGCGGAAAAACCCGACAGTTTGGTCTCTTCTTCGAACGAACGCTCAGAAGTTTCCGATTCAAAAATTGCTTTATGCTGCTCTTCGTACTTTTTGTACTCCAAACCAAACAAAGCGTTTAGTCCGGGGAGCAGTTCTTTAAGTAGTTGTGCGCGTGAAATAGCCATTTATGTGCTCCTTAGACGCCAGTCGTGTTGTTGTACTGGTGGATGTTGATCTTAACGATCAACTCGACAAACGCGTCGGCGCCAGTAGCGGTTTCAGGTACCACAGCAATGACGCGGATTGGCAAGGTGTTAGTTGTGTTGGCAGAAGAGCCTAAAACTGATACACCTGAATTGCCGGTGTTGGTATCGCCTGTGCCTTGAATAACAGACATATTAGAACCAACAACTGCGCTAGCGGCGGCAGTGACAGCGCTTGAACCGTCCGTTGAGACAACCTTAAATACCGCGTTAGGGTCATCAACAACATACGCAACAGCGTCAGCAGCTACAGTACCGGTGGGCCAGTATTGAGCAAACTGCTTTTGCTTAGTGGTGGGGTTGGTATACGAACAACCAACAAAAACACCGACGGGTGAACCCGTTGTGGTGCCAGCGAATTTTTCAACAACGCCCGCTGCGACAACAGAAACCAAATCACCGTTAAAAATATTAGCAGCATAACCTGACGCAATTTTAATTTGGCGCGTAGCACCAGCGTAAGGCATACCGTCTAAACGGTTAATAGGCTTGAAGCCGTAGGGAGCGCTAACAGTAGGAAAAGCCATTTGTTAACTCCAATTTAAATTTATGAACCTCGCCCGAATGTTACGTTGCTTTTTCTTTCGTTAAACAACGGCATCCGAGGATCGTTTTCGCGCATTAAGTTATTGTCCACAGACCGAATTTGTGCATCGGCTTGATCGCTATAAAACTTATTGCGCTGTTGTGCCATTTCGGAAGGGATCTTGCATAACAATAAACCACCAATAACAATATTTTCTTTAAACCGCGGGTCGTCCACGTTCGTAGTAAATATTTCAGGATGATCTAGGGCTTTTACTGGTTCCCAACCTTCTAAAAACTTAGATGAGATATTCATCGCGTCTGCTTCTCCGCGTGTGCTGATGCGAACCCAGTGGTATGTATAGCCCTCTTGCGGAATAGGATCAGGCAGAGTTTGCGGTCTGACCCAAGCACGTTTGCGGGCTGTGGTTTCACGGGTGTTTAGTTCACGATTCGAGCGGTTTTCAGACATTTTGTTTCCTCATTTCTTCAGCAACCTGTTTGGCATATTCCCCCAATGGGACCCCAAGGCGTTTGGCTAGTGCCACCTGCGTATGCGTCAACACGATTTTTTTAGGTGCAGTGCTTCGCGTTGCAGATGCTACTACATTAGCCTTCTTTTGTGGTTTTTTATCCACTAAATCATCTTCATTGCCGTCCTCAAAATAATCTTTGAAGACCTGCCGCATACGAGTATTAATTCGCTCGTAGTAATCATCACTTCGGGGGTCTACCCCATCTTTAACTAATTTCTGATGCAGCCCTAGAGCAAAGCTAGTCATTTCGTCGTCTGGACCAAACCAAGGATTTTTATCTTGCCAATCCGCCGCTTTAATGTCGACCACGCGCTCAGGAGCGGGTTGTTGTTGTTTTACTTCATTTTGCGCAGGTTGTAAAGGAGCAGGTTTGTAGCTTGCTAGTTTATCAGTACGTATTTTAGCTGAGGTTAACGCTTCTTGTGCGTCCATCAATGCGTCTGCGTCACCTGCTTCATACGCGGCTTTGTACTTACTCTTTGCCCGTTCTAGCTCTAACGCGGACGCTCGCTTAGCCTGTTCAACTAAAGAATTTTGGTTTTGTGCCACTGAACCTTTGAGTTTAGTGTTCTCTTCAATTAGTTGTTGAGCCACGCGAATGGCTTCTTCTTTCTCTCGCAGGGCTTGCTCTCGTGCACGGCGTTCGTCGTGGTATCCCTTACTGAAGTGTTGAATACGCTTACGAACTTTCTCAGAATAGTTTTCTAATTCATCTTCAGAAACATCTTCTGGTGGCGCGGATGGTTTGCGGTTACGATCCGCAGGAGGGGTGTCGTCGACGACTTCAATTTCTAAATCTTCTTCAACGACCTTTGCCTTTGTTTTAGGCTCAGGAGCTTCGACCTCAACTTTTTGTTCCGACGCTCGACCTTCAATCTCGAGTTCAATTTCTTGCCCGGAATTATCTTTGTCGTCTTTAGCGTCAGGAAACTCAAACTCAACTTGTTGCATAGCCATGTAATACTCCTTATGCTCGCGTAATAGCTCGCGGATCAGTTACAACAGCTTCTACGCTATCGTCATTTAGAATGCGGTACTCGTCGCCATGCACTCGAATTCGAGTGCCCGAATTAGCCCGAATAACCACATAGTCGCCCGGTTTACACCATGGACCCGTAGGGAAACGTTCTTTATCGGCGTAACATTGATCCCCCATATCCAAAACCAGACCCACTACAGTAAGTACTGTTTCGGCGTGAATAGTTTTTTCAGCTTTAATAATTCCAGACTCGTAAGCTGTTTCTATTTTGGGTAAAGCAACTAATAGCCTATAACCAACGGGTTTGGGTAGTTGGTCGTCTAATTCTTGCTCAGTCATAACGATTGGTTCAGTCATTGTCTTCGTCCATGTAATTACGCGAAAGGTCTCTTACTTCCATTATCGCGGCGTTCAGACCTTGAATAACGCCACAAACACTCCTGTAGTGGGCGTGATCTTTACATCCCCCATCCACAATGAATTCAGTCGCTGAAGCTATACGCTCAGAATATTTATCAATTAGCACGGTAAAAATGGTTTTGGCCATGTTTATTCTCCGGGGTTAGGTGGGGGTTGCTGCGCTTGCTGGGCGCGTTGTTGCGTTTGTTGCGCTTGTTGCTGCTTTAACTGTTGTGATTGCAACATATCATCGTTAACCATCTGCAATAAATTCATTTTTGTCTGATCAACTGCACGACGCTGTTCCATATCAAGCCGAACATTATCTTTGTTGGCGTTAAGTTGCATTTTCTCGTTCTCTAGCTCTAACTTCTTAGCTTCTAGAATTGCGTCAACTTTATCCTTCTCAATCTTGCGTTGAACATCTTGCACTTTCGTTTGCATCTCAAGCTGTTGGAGTTGGAACATCGGATCCTGAGCCTGCTGTTGGGCTTGGGCTTGTGCGGCTTGCTGAGAGTTAATCTGTGTTACTTGCTTGCCTGCGTCCGCGATTAGTCGGGATAGCTCGAGTTCAACCTCCTCCGGAAGCTCTTGATCTGGGGCAGGGAGTGGCACTCCAAGGCGCTCTTCTATCTGTTTACGGTACTTAAATGCCATATGTTCCACAATGTGAGCTTGCAACGACGCCATAATTTGCTGCGCCATTGGGTTTTGCCCAATTTGCGCCATGATACTGGGGTCCTGCATGAACGCTTGATGGGTTGTCATGTGGGCTTCATGGTCTTGATAAATAAACGCCTTCATCGGCTTGCCTACTAGCGCGGACATATTCTCCGAAACAGGATCCCGCGGTGTTTGGTCTTCCGACATAGGGACTAACTTTTCAGCGTTCTTGACCCCTAGCACCTCGATCATCTGGCGGTGTAGTTGCGGTAAGTCATAGATTTGCGGCGCTTGTTGCGCCATCTGTAGCACAGCTTGGTACTGCACCACACGTTGAGCCATAGTACTGCTGTTGGGATCCGACACAGGAATAACGTCTACTAACTTATAGTCCGCTTTTCTGGCTAGGGTATCGCCGCGCTCAGGCTCAAATTCGTAGTTCTCTGGTGCGTAGTCCGCAATAATTATCTTCAGCAACTTAAACTCTTGACGCATCGCATAGTGCACTCGCGCCTGAACAGCCGCCATCGGTTTTAGTGTGCGCTCTAACAACGCGAGCGTTGTGCCCACTGGGGCATTAGCCGACATATCCGATATGTTCATATCACTGATAGCACCGAGACGTCGGCCTTCTTCTGTGATTTTATCCAACAACAGGGCTAATACTTGGCTAGGCTCTTTGTACGGCAGCGGCATAATATTGTCGCGCAGTGTGCCACTGGGGATATCCACATCTCTAAACTCGCCCGGACCAATCGGGGTGTCATCACCTTTAACCCGTAACCCTCGGGTCTTCATACCACCGGGCAAATTCGCCAATGTGCCTGCGTCCACGAGCTGTCGAATAATAGACGTGCCTGCACGGGCGTAGCCACCGATAATGTGGATCAGACCCAAACCGTAAAAACCAAAACCCGGCACATATACGTAATGCACAAAGTGTTGGCGTTTAAGTTTTAAGCTATCTTCTGGATCCCAATTGCGCCTAATAGCCAACACCTCACCGGTGCTGCGTTCGATCGTAATGACATATGGTTTAGCAATACCATCGTCGTCTTCGTCATCCACCCCCTCGAGCACACAATCCGCATGGACCTCATACAACGTATAGCGGTTATCGTCTGACAAGCTGTATCCAGTCTCTTCAGCTTTTTTCTTCTCGATGTCGGTGTGATATGACCGGGGGTCACCTAAGTCAATGTCTCTGTAAAACCCATTGGCTTGCAGTTTTTTAATCTCATTCTCAGTCTTTCGCATAACGTGGGTTACACGCTCTGCGGTCTCAATGTGGCTCGCACCGTACGGCACAATGACGTCTTCTGCTGGGATATACACCGCGATTTGACGGCCTAAATTAGGATCAAAATACACCTTCTTAAACGCTGACCCAGCCAACCCCAACGAATACAACATGCGCTCATGCTCGGGGCGGTACTCGACCATCTTCTCGGTCAGTTGGTA